CCCGTGCGCATTTCCCGCACGTTGTCGAAGTGCTGGAGGCCGAGCAGCGCCTTGTCGCCGATGAACGGGACAGGCAACTGGATCGGGGGCGTTGCGCCCTTCTTGTAAAAGACCGTAGCGCCGAAGCGAGGGCTGCGAAGAGCATCCGGGTTCGTGACAGAGCCCTCTTCGGCCGCCGTCATCCCGTTATTCACCCAATAGAGGTTGTCCAGCATCTGACGGGTGAGAACCGTCTTGACGCGCTGGATGTCCTGCGTGTCGTCCGCTACCGACCTGGCGTCCCAGCGATGCGGCACAGGCTCGCAGGGGATGTCAGAGAACGGCACATCGTCGTCCCAGACTTCCCAATCAAGCAGTTCGCCAGTGGCGCCAGCGCCCGCATAATAGGCCCGCACGGTCTCGGCGATGCCGTCCCCGTCCACGTCCGCCTTGACGTAGCATTCGAACAGCTCGACGAAGAGCATGGACTCGTCGCCGACGTTGTTGAAGAACACCGTCGAGGCTTCGTCCCGTGAAACCTTCTCCTGCTGAAGATTGGAGAAGCGGTCAACCGGCAGGCTCTCGACCAACTCACGGTTAAAGCCCATCTTGATCAACTCGGAACGCGTGGTGTCCCGGCGATGCGAGACAAACCGCGCATCTTCAATGCACGTCGCCTCACGGTCGAGCAGGAAGTCTTCCGGCTCGATGCACTCACAACGCAACCGGCCAGAGCGGACAACCCGCTTGACCTTCACGTCGAAGGTCTGAATTGGCATTTCGACCATCTGCCCAGTCGGGCCGGGAACCATGATGATCTGCGGCTCGCCTTCCTTCTGAGCGACGATCTCGACGTTCTGATCCATTTGCAGGATCGCGATCTGCTCTTCAGTCAGGCCGGAATGCTCGGAGGTCTCGATCTCCTCCTGATCGTCCCACCAGTGCTTGACAATGCCGTTCCCGAGCAACAGCGAATCGTGGGTGGCGTCCCACATGATCCGGTAGCCAGGATTATCCTTCATGAACACGTAGTTCACGTAGTCCGTGGCCTGCTTGGCGAACTCTTCGTCGTTCGGCTTCTCAGGCTCGTAGATCGCCATGCGATCCGAGGCCGTGAATACGCGAATGATGCCAGGCAACATCCAGCCGATCGTGTCGGCAACGTCCATCGAGACAACAGACGAGCGGCCGGTCATGGCAGGGGTATCGCCCATCGTGCCGCGGTAATACTCGAGCGCCTTGGCGCGCTTCTGCGAGAGCTCGGTATCGTCGTAGGTCAGAGCCGAATGGATTTCCTGCGACAACAGGGCCTTGAGCCTGTCGTCGTCCATCTTCTCAGCCATTAGACGATCCAGTCTTCATCGGGATCTTCGGCGGCAGCCGTCGAGCGCGGCTCCTCGTAGACGACAGCCATCAGGCCCAGCGCATCCGCGCCATGGCTTGACCAATCGTGCTCAGGGCCAAGCCCAATCATCCGATCTTCATCTTTCTTTTCGTGATACCAGCCGAGCGCATCGCGCCCCGGCTCTGTCGTGGATTCATTGAACCGCATGGCGGGGAAGCGTCGCCGCGTCGCCTCAATGCGAGCAGCAGCGGCGCCCTTGCCCTGGTTCGGAACAACGGTGACGGAGAAGCCCGCTTCGGTTAGCGCGCTCTCGTATGAGACATCGAACACGCGATCATTCGTCGCGCCGTCGTGCGGGAGATAGATTTCCGCACTGCCGTAGCCATTCTTGCGCAGCCATTGGACGTGCGCCGAAAGCGGCTGGCCGACCGCCTCGTAATAGTTCAGAACCCGGATTTCCTGGCCGACGAACTGCGCAACCCAGATCGCGCAAGCGTCAGCCTTGGCTCCAGTCCCGCCGATGTCGAAGAAGGCCCTGTAGGCCATCAACGGATCGGGAGCGACGAAGCAAATGCGGCCCTGCGCCTTTGCCTCAGTCAAACATTGGGCGTAATAGGCGCCGTCAACGATCGTGGCGTAACCGCCTTCCCAGATATGCTGATACTGGTCTGGCGTGTTCTTCAGGCAGTCTTTGCGCTCTTGCTCGAGCACAGCAGGAAACCACGGGTTATCCGACCAATTGGCCCGAACAACCTTGGCACCTGTTGGCAGGTTGGCGCCCCGCAACATCACATCGACTGCATCGACCTTGCGAAGCGGGTTCCAACTCCACCACAACTCCGATTGCAGGCCGAGCCTGGTATTCTCCCAGCGCAGCGTCGGGCGGATCAGACCGACCGAGCGTGAGCTGATCGAATGCGCCTCCTCGCCCCAGAAGCGATGAAAGCCCTCAAAGGACTTGATCGAGTCCGTCGTGTGATCTTGTAGGCCCTGAAAAACGATCAGGCCGCCCTTAGGAGTCGCGATCCGGTCAGTGAAGACCTTGAAGCCATCCGCCTCGCCAAGGCCAAACTCAGTGATCTTGGTTTCAATCAGGAACTTGGCTGAGTCCTTGAGGCTCTTCTGGATCTCGCGACCGCAGATCGCCCGCATTCCCTCTTGCGCCTCGCCAGGAAAGCGGAGCGCGTCCTCAACCATCAACCCTGCGAAGAAGTGCGACTTACCCGACCCGCGGCCACCCCATACGCCCTTGTCGCGCGCCGGCTGTAGAAGCGGCTCAAATACCCGCGCTGTTGGTACTTCCAGAGCTCGGGTCAACGATCTTCCTTACAATCGCCTGGATGGCAATCGGCCCACCTTCGCCGTCTCCATCGATAGGCTGTGCAGGCTTACCCCACCCTCGGTCCAGAATGGCAGACGAGGCGGCGACGACTGCACTGTCAGTGGCGTCCACCTTCCGAATAATACGGAGCAGAGCGTTGATCGCCTCTTCAGTGTGCTGGCGCGCCAAAGAACGAATTTCGATAGGAGCTTTAGCCATTTAGGCAAACAACAGTTTGATGTTGTAGGGCACAAGACCGGCCGCAAGTTTGTCGCGACCATGGCTCTCGGCCACCTCCCCGATTAGCTTCAACAGGAAGCTCCGAACTGGGGCCTCCAAGCCGTCAAGCCTGCGAATAATCTTGGCTACGCCCTCGTACAGAGAGGGCAGGTTCTGGCCTGCCGTACCTCTAACCGAGCCATTCCCGCCCCGTGACTTGTTCAGAGGCGGATTATGCTCGGCAATTAGTTCTCGCTCGCGGCGAAATGCCTGCTTGTCGGTCGAGCACCACTCAATCACCTCGCCGTCGCTCATAAAGCGGCGCTTCTGATTATGAAGCCGGCGGCCGTAACCTTTGCCGATGTAGACGGTCTCGCCCATCTCGCCGAGGATTCGGTAGACGTAGAATGGTTTAGTAAGGTTCTTAGCCATTTAGTGAATTCGGGGTCAGAGCTTGAATGTGCCGAGTTTGAGTTGGGCTTGGATCTGATACAAATCGGCCATCGGCACACAGCCATGCGGCGGGGGCAAGTCGGCAATGCTAAGCGTCACACTCTCGTGCGCACCACCACCAAGCCGCGATGCCGAAGAAGAACCGCAACCGTCAGCCCCCACGGGGGTATAGACCTCGCCCTCCAAGACCATGTACGGCGTAACGGCCCCATACGGCCAGCCGTACATGCTCGTGTCGATCGGCGGGTTCTTCGCCTCGAACTCCGCCTTCTGCTCCATCCGGTCGAGCTTGGACTTGATCGACTTGAAGTCGGTGACGATCGAGGTCATTCCGGCGCCCCGTTGCTCATGATGTCGATCGCGGATTTCAGGTCGTCAAACTCGCCCTTCATGTCGGCAATGGCCTCCTGGTGAGGGGCGATCGCCTCGGCGCGCTTCTGCTCGATAACGGCCTTCTGCGCGATGATGGCGTCAAGATCCGCCTCGAATGCCTTGATCGCGTCAGGCGCCACGGAACGTGCCGCAAGGGCCTTTTCCTTCAGCCTGCTCTTGACTATCGACATCTTCGTGTTCTCGGTGCGAATGAAGGGATTTTGCAGCGCGAGGCGGATTTCTTCATTCGAGGCCATCGGCCCCACCTCAACGCTCTTGTCCCCGATCGTGATGACCTGGTTGCCCGATGGGGCGTAGGATACCGTCAAACCATCGACGCCCGGAATATCGCGGAGCGCATCCTTCAGCTCCTTGACGGACATTTCCGGGGTTTCCTTGCGTGTATCGTAGACTGCGATGGACAGACGCGCGGCGAACCAGTCGAGATCGCTTTGATCAGGCCGGGTCACTCGGAGGCGCCCGGTATCCGCCAGGCTGGACCGGCGGAATCTCGCAGGGAGCGGTGTCCTCGATCGGAAGAAACCTCAGGTCATCCACGCCGCCGCCGTTCTTCGTGTACTGCCCGTTTTTGTTCTGGAAATCCGTGTAGAGCACGTCACCCACGGCAAAGACCTCCCACAAGGCAGACAGCGCCAAGGATCAGCACGACCTCGGCAGCCCTCCAAACGCTATCCGCATATGCGAAAGCCTCAGGAATCGCGAAGTTCATGCGACCTTGACGACCCAGACCTTGCCGCCCTGCTTGAGCAGCTTCTCGCGGCGGTCAATGATCGCCTCAACCACGGAACGCAGATAGCGCCTGCGAAGCTTTTTCTTCGACATCGGATTGCTCCTGAAAGGGTATCGCGCGGCGCTCAGCATGTCGGCGCTCTCGGCACGTAATCGGCCGTGGCAGGGGGATGCAGCGCATCGGGTTGCTTGAGGCCGCGCGAACGAAAAACCCGGCTCGGATTTCTCCGAGCCGGGTCATAAATCTTGCACGCTAGTGATTTGCCCCATTTCACGGGACCCGTCTATCCGGTTGATCACGGATTCCGGCCGCCTTCTCGATCCTGCCAGTGGCTCGGTTGGCCCGTCGCCAGATGCGTCGAGAGGCCCAAACCATTATGATCTTTGCCGGCGCCCCGGTCGGGAAGTCACGTTTGATCAGCTTAAAGAACTGCCCTTCCGACAAATGCCCCTTAGCTTGATTGCAGGAGTAGCACGCCGCCGCGATGTTTTCCCGCGTCGTCTTGCCGTGCCTAACCTGCGGGTGCTTGTGATCCGCGGTCGCGGTCTTCATCGTGATCGGGCATTGACAGTAGTGGCACCTACCATTCTGGAGGGTCACAGCCTCCGTCCTCAAAAGCTTCTTCCAGGCGTCCCCGCGAATTGCTCTCAACCCCGCCCCCCCATCGCGAAGCCGTACACCAGCGCCATGCAGTCGAGGCATTCCCGAAAGCGCATCCCGAAATACTTTTCCCAGCGCTCGCCGGCCAACCCGCGCGCCTCGGCAATCTGCTTTCTGTTCTTTCCGTGCACCAAAACCTCATGGACGAGCGACGAACCGTCCTGCCCCAGCGTCCGATACACGACAGCCAATTGCTTGGCTGCCTTCCGCTGGGCCTCTGTGATGGGTTCTGGCGTCACCCCGCCATCGACGGCTTCCTTGCTCGGATCGATTGCTCGAGGTCCGCGCTCCGCGGTCTCGAAGTCCTCCTGGAAGGCTCGACCGCTCTGATACTGCGCCTCATCGATCTGGCCGCGGGCATGCAGCTCGGCCAAGGGGTCGTCTCGCGTTGACCGCATCACCATCAGCTTGCCACCGAGCTCCATCGGATCATCAACCTCGATAGCTGCCACCTGGGCGTTCCTGAGGAGGTCCGTGGTGCGCCGATCATGGACAGCAGGGTTGAACGGCTGCCGGCGTTTAGCTCGCGCCATACGTCGCCTCCAGTTCGGCAATCCGTGCCGACAGGATCTTGTGAACCAGGGCCGTCGCGTTCGGAACGTCCATCTTCCGGTTGATCCCCAGCCGATGGTCCTCGACCGTGCGAGGGCTGATCTCGAGCTGACGGGCAATCTCCTTGTTGGACTTCCCTGCACAGATCAATTCGCACACCTCACGCTCGCGCCGCGTCAAAACACTCGTTTTTACCAAATTAGCCATGTGATGCCCCGTTGGTGATGCAGTTGAACGCTACATAGTCTTCAAAATCGGCGCAGAAGGCGCGCCATGCGTTTGCGCAAGCGGAACGTAACCAGGCGGCCATTGTGCTGGATGCCACCAGCCGCCCTTGCCATCACGCGGATAAGGCTTGCCCGACTTCGCCTTGCCGTATGCGTCCCAGGCGTCCTGCTCCTCGCTACCAAACTTCGCATAGAAGCCAGCTGGCGGCTCGTCAGCGGCGAATACTGCCGCGGCATGGTCCGACCAGCGCTGCTGATTGAGCCAGGTCACGGCTTGCGGGATGAACCTTGTGCCGATGTTGCCCCGCTTGGCCTCATCGGAAGCGAGCTGCTTCGCGCCGGCAATCATCACGGCGGGCTCAACCCCGGTCTTCACCAGAGCGTTGAACTTCTGCTCAGCGGGCTTCCGAGGGTTCGGGCCGTCTCGTCGAGGGAATGCCTTCCAGAACTCCTCGAAAGCATCCGCGCAGGGTCGCGTCGCTTCAGCGACCGACCGAGAGTTTGCCTCTGTCTTAACTTGTGCCTCTGTCTCTAGGGAGCGGATTGCTGGCGCTGTGCTAGCAACTTGCTCCAAGGATTCGCTTGTTTCAAAAAAACCGCCTTGCACCAAAGGACTTAGCGCATCAGCCAGATCGCCGCGCGTCATATGGAGACGAAACGCAAGAGCATCGAGCGACGTAACAATTCGCCCATCTTCGTTTTCGCTTGCTATCAACCAGAGCAAAGGAGCGAGCGCCTTGCTAGCAACCGGCAAGCTGAAAAACTCATAATTATTCAGCAGGCCGCGATGGAGTTTAATCCAAGGCGGATCACGATCTTTGTAATGCTGAAACGATTTCCAGTTCTTTGGCGTCAGAATCATGTCGTTAGCCCAGCGCAGCCTCGTAGGTGTCCACGAGCATTTCGTGGGCGGCGAGCTTTTCCTGGTCCTGCCTACGGCGCGCTACTATCGCCTTCAACGCCTTCACGTCGTAGCCGTTGGACTTGGCTTCCAGATAGATTTCCTTGCGGTCTTCGGCCAAATCCTTAATCTCTGTCTCGACGCGCTCAATGCGCTCAACGATTGCTTTCAGTTGAGCGTTGCTATTGTGTCCGGATTCCATGTGCATTCCCCTGCTTAGGCATTTTCACGGTACGCACTCGTTACATGTCCCCAACGCGTTCCATTACGAACGTGCCGAATAGTTGCTCGCGATACGCCGTAGCGCGCGGCTAGCAAGCCGCTCCGCATGTTGGATGCGCGTATCTCTAGGATGTCCGGCTCAGATAATTTCGCGTTGCTGTTAGCAGACCCAGATGGGCCACGCCCCTTCTGCTGCATATCCCTGACGTTCTCGGCTGGAGTTCCAAGAAACAAGTGGTCGGGGTTCACACAGGAGCGCTCATCGCACTTATGGCAAACGTACAGCCCATCAGGGATCGGTCCGTTCACCATCTCCCACGCGACGCGGTGAGCGCGCAAAACTTTGCCGCCCACCCTAATTTGCCCATAGCCCCATACATTCTTCGATGCCGTCCATAGGTGGCACCCGCAGGAAGATATAAAGATCTTCCCGAAAAAGGCTGCGTTCATACCGGCTCCACAATAGGCGTTATCGTTATTCGCACGCCGATTACTGAGCGGTCCCATTCGACCGAGCCCTTACGCAGGTACTTGTTGCTGTCGCCCTCGACGACACCATGTTTGACGAGAAGGTCTGTGCAGCCTTTCTCCAGATTGAAGGCGTCACGCTCGCGCCTGTCCTGCCCTTCCTGGAAGGCGTAGGTGATGTGATACTGCCCCTTGATCTGCGGCGGGTTCTGCAAGTTGAGCGCATAGCCGGCCTCGAGAAGCCAATCGCAGTAGCGCTGCGACTTGTGGCGCCTGGTCTTGCCATCGGCAAACATCGCATTGACGCTCACCGGGAACGGAAGCGTGAGAACCACGTTCATGCTGCACGGATCTCACGGCGCAACTGCTTCAGTATCTCAACCTGAAGCAAGTCTTCGAGCTCGGTACGGCGCTGCGAATACGGCTTCTCGGCTGCCACCAAGGACCGCAGATGCGCGATCCTGTGCTTCGCAGGGAGTCGTTTAAGTCGGCTGATCAGGAGATGGAGCGGGGTCATGTGAACCTCGCAATCAACAGACGAACGCGGCTCCGGAAGTCGAAGTCGGCCTCCATCATTTCCTCGACGCGCCGGATTCCGTGAATGACCGTGGTGTGGTCTTTGCCGCCGAAGTGTCGGCCAATCTGAGGGAATGACCACTCCATCAACTGTTGGCAGAGATACATCGCAACCCACCTGGGGAGCGTGATGTTATTGGTTCGGCGGGCCGACCTCATGTCATGGACAGAGATGCCGAACTCGGCCGCAACAGTAGCTTGGATGGTACGGCACAGAGACGGCAGCCGCTCCGGCATCGTCACCAGATCCCAGCACCAGAGCGACGGCCAGAAGAATTCCGCCGGCGGAACGGCGATCTTCGCGGGCGGGAATCGCAGTGCGATGACCTCCGCCTCCGTGATCTTCGAGACAACGCTGCTTGTCGGAATCGCGCCAAGACGCGCCAGCCGCGCCTTACGCTCGGCATGCATTTGCTGTGCTAGAGTCATTCCCCTGCTCCTTACTGGCCCGCATGTGTGATGCTGGCGGGCTACTCAGCGTCTACGGATCTTTGCCCAGACTCGGTCCAACCACAGCCTTAGCCGCGCGAACAGAATTGCTGTCAGCCCCGGCAATTTCTTCGGTCCTTGCGATTTCATTTTCCAGCTTTCGCAGTTGTCTTTCGCATTCTGC